AGTACGGGCAATCATCTACACACGATGTGAACCTGTACCCCGGCGGGTTATCTTGATCCCGACAAACTTCCAACCATTTGATAACCTTATCCCTGTCAATCATCTTCGCAATACTCTCCTTAACCTGATCATTAAGCAGACCATTCTGCCATGGCATACGGGCAAAGCATATCGTTCCCGTAGTCATCCATCGGCGTTGTGGCCTCCAGCAGCTGATACAGTTTGCACTCCCGGCAGCTGTTCCCGTCTTCCACGCAGTTGTGGCACTTCCACTTCGCGCAGTCGATCAGCGCCATGCCTTCTTCCTTTGTCATCACTACGTTGGTGCTTCCGGGTGTCATCTTCGGCAGCAGCCGCATCTCGAAATCTTTCATCACACCGTAGATCTGTTTCGCCTGGGCCCTGGAGATTGTCCCGATCAAGTCATTAACAACTGACCGCAGCGATCCGACCGCCATCCGCATCCGCTGATTACCGGCAGGCACACATTCCAGGCGGCTCTTGAGATCTTCCTGGGCATAAGCCGCCACACTCAGCGCGGCCAGCATCATCCTCACGGCATTCATCTCTGACCGGACAAGTCGCTCACACTGATCATCCGGCAGCATATAAGGCTCTTTCATGCACATCTCCCTTTCAGCTCTTCCAGAATCCATTCATGCGGAATTGTCGAATAATACTCGACTGTTGTCGATCCGGTCTGCCGGTTATAAATCACTGAGTGCTTCAGGATCTGCCCCTCCGCAATCAACTGCTTATAAGCCGTCAGTCGATCATCCGGGATTTGGCACGGCCAGTAGTCGACACATTTGATAAATGGTTTAATCTTCGTCATATTCGTCAATCAGCTCCTTGAAACTGTTACTCGTGTCGAACTCTTCAAAGTCTCTGCTCATATCGTCATATACCCCGATAATAATCCCTGGTTCGTCGCTGTAAAACTTCTGGATATATTCCCGGCAGATCAGTGCGTCATCCTTCCAGAATCCCATATCGGTCATGACATCTTTCAACAGTTTGTTCAGGTTGTCTGTGTCAGGCCTGGTTATCTTCCAGCGCCCGCATCCCGGCCTATGTTTCTTTGCGCTTTTCGGATATGGGAAAAGCCAGGAAACAACAAACCATACCGGCTTATCAGTGATTGGTACATCCGGCACATACGGCAGCAGCGCATCCCGGAGGATCGCCTCCGCCTGGGCGACATTTTTCTTTTTGTAATGGTGAATGTATCCGCCAACAACCCGCTCTCCTTTCTGCTGGGCCGTCGCCGTCGGCGGGATCATCTTCAGCTTGAATCTCATCGGGTCACTCCTTTCAATGTCCTAAGCGCGGACAGGTGGACAGGGAGATCTTCGACCCTGTCCCCTGTTCCGCAGGACATTCTGTAAGGTACAGGACATCTCTATATATAAACTGGCTGTCCCTTTTTGTCCCCTTATCAGATGTCCTCTTCCCATTCGCTCATGTACCTCTTGATCGTCTTCTCAGATACCCCGAGCTCATCGGCGTATTGCTTATAGGTTTTCCGCCTTCCGTCGAATTCAATGTCCCGGTTCACCGCGTCATACAGTCGTGATTTCATGTCCGCCTTTTTTGCGGCCTGCCCGGCGTTCCGGATCTCGCGGCCGTAGTCAAGGCCCCGCTCGCTTTCTTCCAGGTTCGCTTCCTCGAGGATCCCGCCGGCGTCGATCTCGTGCAGCGGATAGCTGAAGAACAGATTCACCGGCTCGATCCGTGGGAACTCCCGCAGGGTCGCTTCCAGCCGCCAGGCGGTCACCCGCTCGCCGTACTCCGTTTTCACTTCGTCCATGCGTTCCTTCGGGATCCTGAGCTCGATCATGTCCAGCAGTGCGTCGGCATCCCGGGCAAACACGCCGGACCCGCTGGCGCGGTCCATGCTCGCCTTCGCCCCCTGAGCGCCTTTACTGTGGTGGTGGGCGTAGATCACAGAGGCCCCGGCGTTCGCGATCCTGTCGATGGCATTCGTGAACTTGATCACGGCCTCAGCTGCATTCTCGTCTCCGATGCCCAGCTTATAGGTCGGGTCAAGGATCACCGCGGCGTACTCTCTGGCCTTCATGGTCCGGGTGATCTGCGGGATGAGCTTTTCCAGCAACTCCACCTTGCCGCGCAGGTGCACAATGTCAATGTTCTTCCGGTTGGTTTTTGTGAGCTCCATCTTCTCGTAGACCTTTTTCATCCGGTCGTCAAAGCTCGCCTCGTCCAGTTCCATGTTCAGGTAGAGCACCGGCCCCTGCTTGCACCGGAAGCCGAGCCACCGCCGGCCCTCAGCGATTGCGATCGCGAGCTCGACCAGAGCAAAGGTCTTTCCGGCTTTGCTGGATGATACCAGCAGCATTTTGTGCCCCTGCCGCAGGATGCCTTCGATAAGTTCCGGCTTTACCGGCGGCAGGTCGTCCCAGATCTCTTCCAGGTTCTGCACCTGCAGCGGCTCGACCATCTCATCCTCGATATAGTGGCTCCACTCCACCCAGTCACTGAGGCCCATGTCGCGGTCGACAATATACTGGAGCTTTTCCCCGCGCCGGAACCCGGGGAACCGGCTCAGGCGGCTCGGGTTTTTGTCCTGGGTGTCCACGACCAGCCCGTGCTTCCTGCATACTGTATAGAGGAAGTCCACCCGCTCCTGATACTGTTTATAGTCCACCGCGCCGATGTTCACGATCGCGTGCAGGCTCTTCCCGCCGGAGTGCACAAGCATCTTCACCGGCAGCCGCAGGTCCTGGATGATCTGGTACTGGGTTTCGATGTCCTGGGTGTCGCTCTCGACCAGGGCGTAGCGGTAGCTGGTGACGTTCTTGTTCGTCCGGCCCTCGCCGTCCATCGGGTTGAAGCAGATCCACACGCCAGCGGCCTCTGTGTAGTCGCCGAAGGTAAGTGTGATATCGTTCGGGTGCTTTTTGATACTGTCCAACAGCTGCTTTGCCGTCCTGGATGATGTTTTGCCGTACGGTTTATATTTGCCATCTTCATCCTGGTAGGCCGTCGTGATGTAACACACCTTCTCGTCCGGCTCGAATAGTGCGCTGATATAATCGGACGCCTCTTTCGCCGGGCTGAACGCGTTCTTTGTGGGCGGCGGTGCCATCGGCTTCGTGTCTTCCTTCTGCCATCCGCTGGTGTCGATCGGCTCGCCGTCGAAGGTGATCACGTCGTCCCAGCCGTATGTCCTTTTCCCGGCCACCGGGTCCCAGCCGTACTCGACGGCCATGTGGTACACCGTGCCCATCGTGACGTCGGTCCCGGCATAGTTCCCGAACGTCCGCCACTTCTTCTCGCACTCGCCGCTGTGGTATCTCGCCGTGTCGGTCGCGCTCCACTCATCCCAGACGGAACATGGGAGCCCTTCATGGTGAAGGGCTGCTCCCACGTTCGTCCATTCCTGATAGTTCAGCTGACCGCACGGGATATGACGGAGCAGTTCCCGGGCTTCGCTGATTTCCATCATCAGAAATCACCCTTTTTGAATGCCTTCTTCGGCGCTTCCTCTTCCTTGTCGAAGAACCTCCTCAGCTTGTTGCTCTGCCGGGTGTTCCCGTCGCGGCCCTGGTACTCGTCCACGTAGATCTCGCACCTTCCGCGCTCGCCGTCGCAGTGCAGCATCTTGCTGAACTCCAGCTTATCCCCGTGCTGCCGGATGCCGATGGACCGCAGGAACGCGCCGGCTTTCCACTCGAATCCCTCAGCCAGATAGATGTTCTCGACGACAAGGCTGGTGCCCAGTTCGCTGCCGTCCACACGGAGGAACAATTTTGCCATATTGCAGGCCGGGATCTTGCTCCCTCCGTCATACCATCCCTTTTCGACCTTAATCACTTCAAAAGGATACTTTCCGTCCGGCAGGATCACCGTCTCCTGGCCGCCGCGTTCCTGTTCCTCGGTCAGCTCCGTAACATCGTCCCATTCATAAGTTTTCAGATTAGCCATGATATTCTTCCTCTCTTTCTCCCTTAAAAGGGTAAATCATTCTGTTTGGTCAGGGCCAGTCCAAGGACCTTGTCCCATGCTTCAATGAGGCATCCCTCAATAAAGTCGATGTCATAGTCGCGGATCTGTGTGGACGCGTCATAGTATTCTTTCTCCGCCACAACCGCCTGGATGACCGCCGGATCTTTCACCTGGCCGATCCGCATCTTTTCCCAGAGCTCCATCAGCAGCTCATCCTTCTCCGGGTTATCGCTCTTCATGCTTTCCGGGCGCTCTGCCGGCGTCTTCCGGGCCGCTGCCTTATCAACCTTTGCCGCCAGTGCGCTTTTCGGTTCCGGCGCCTTCTCAACCGTAGTGACCTCCGCCGGCGGCTGCTTTGTTTCGAATATTTCGGCAACCGGCGCCGCTTCACCGAACAGGTGCGCGATCTGGCCGTAATCAAATGGCATTTCGTCCGGCAGTCCGAAGCGGTTCTTCGCGTCCCAGCAGGCGCTGTGGTTGGCGTACATGACGCGCTTCTGGCCTCCGCGGCCCTTCATGGTCTTCCCGTCCGAATCCTTGACGATGTCCGTCTTGTAGTTCACGAACAGCAGCAGGTCTACCCATTCCTTAACCAGCGGCGCGATGTTCTTCTCGTTCAGCTTCAGCATGTAGCGGTCGTAGCTGCCCATCTCGTCCGGCAGCTCGAACTTCCGGATCATGCTGTGGCACACAAGCACCACGTGGATACCGCGCCGGGTGATCATGTCCAGTACCTCCAGCAGCCCCTGCATCTTCTGCTTCGCGAACACGTAGCCCTTGCCGTATCCAAGATCCTCAATGTTATCGACGTGCTTCTCCTGGCATACCGCATTAAAAATCAGCTTTTCCAGCCAGTCCACCGTGTCGATCACGACCGTGCCGATATCTTCCGGATGCCCTACCACATAATTCAGTTGGTTCAGCACGTCTTCCAGGCTTTCCGGCGAATCGAACCGCGCAACGTCCATTTGTTTCGTGCTTCCTTCCGTGTCGATAAACACGACGCCAGGAAACTTACTGGCAAATGTGGTCTTTCCGACGCCTTCCGTGCCGTAAATGCCGACCCTGATGGCAGACTTCACAGGTCCTCTGGTAATGTTCATTACTTAATCACCACGCTTTCTGTCTCTTCCAGTTCAGCACCTGGAATCACGTACCCGGCCTTCAGTGCATTCTTGATATCGTCCTTCTTCAGTTCCGGCTCCTTGAACCGCAGGAATTTGCCCGGCTCTTCCAGTGTCTGAAGGAACTTGACCAGCCCGGCCTCGTCCGCTACGTTCAGCTTCGTGCTGTGTGTCTGGTACACATTGCACCTTGGCGTTTTCAGTTTCTCGCCGCCCAGCGCGTACAGCAGCCACGCCTTCAGGCCGTCAATTTTGTTATCCAGTGCTTTCTTCCGAGCCGTCAGTTTGTCCGCCTCTTCCTTCACGGCTGCGGCTTCCGCCTTCATATCCTTAATCCACAGGGCAACGCCTTCCAGCTTTGCTTCCCGTTCCATCTGCAGCGCATCAAGCCGCGCCGTATCCAGGATCTCTCCGGTTTCCAGATCCACGCAGTCCAGAATGTCCTGGTTAATTTCATACAGAGCTCTCATTTGTGTATCCCCTCCTTATGTGCTACAATGTGGTGTATTCCTTTCTGTGCAGGCCGGTTGGATGTTGCAGCATCCGCCGGCTTTTCATATCCGATTACAGTGTCAAACTGATCCAGGGCGCCCTTCAGGATCGGCGCCGGCTGCGGAATATCGATCCGGTATGTGATCGTCTTCCCGTCGCTCATGGCGATCCTGACGGTTTCCGGATACTTCCCGCCCATCGGTCCGTACCGTGCGTCCACCTTCGGCAGCGGCAGCACTCTGATGTCGTTCATACTTTGACCCCCAGAACACCCATGACCTCCGGGATCTGTAAGGCCAGATTCTTCCATCCGGTCGGATCCATGCTGACCTCTTCGCCATCAGGCGTCCGCCAGTCGATGGTGTTGTGGTCGTGATCGTAATAGAACTCGCCCAGCTGCGGATCTTTGATGGCCGTTACTTCATACCCGCCGAAATTTACCGGCGCCGTGATTTTCGAGAAGTCGATGCCGTCCAGGATCCGCTTCTGCTCCGGCGTCTCCGCCACACTCAGCTGATAATTCCTGCCGGCTTCCAGTTCCAGCTTCTCGTACTCCTGCCCGTCCGGGCCGGTCTTCTTCGGCATTCCAAGGTCAACTTTCGGCAGTTCCCGTCCGACCACTTTGCCGACCCTGTCCGGAATCCTTTCGGCAACTTCCGGCCGGTTCTTTTTGTACCATTCCTTCAGGTTGTGCCATGCTCCGCTGGGATTCTTGAAGCCAAGTGACTTGATGTACGGTTTCGGATCTCCGCCTTCGATGGCGATCCGGGCACATTCCGCCCGCTGTTCGTCTGTGAATTGCTTCTGATTCGGATTCATACCTGATTTTCTCCTTTTCTTCTTTTCGTTCGGTCTTCCGCTGGTAAATTCATAAGGTTTCCGTTTCAGCCATTCCCGCTGGAAGTTAAACCATGTTGCCCTGGGCGTCATATAGTTCTTGCTCCACAGGTAGGCCAGTATGTCTCCACCTTCCTGCTCGAGCTCGACACAGTGCGCGACGATTGCGATCTTTTCTTCCATCGTCCGAAGTGTAGCCATCAGTACACCCCCACGTACTGGCTCTGGATGTACCCGAGGTCCGTCAGCGTCCATTCCTGGCTGTACCAGTACACCGTGAGCTCCTGCCCTGGCTTCGCCCATCGTTTCAGCTTTCCATCGATTCCCTGCCGGCAGGCGATCCGGCCCTTCCCGCGGACCACGCCATCCAGATCCAGCCGGACCGGTTCATCGAAAACGACGTGCTCTTTGCTGATCCATCCCGTGCCGCTTTCGTTGCTCACGTCCACCAGGTGGATCCAACTGCCGCTTTCTTTCCAATCGGTCCACAGCTGCTCTCCGCTGCCGGCAGCACCGACAACCGGCGACCGCTTCCCGGGCCTCTCCCGGATCATCACTTCGCTTCCGGGTTCACAGAACGCCCAGCACCTATACGCCGTCACATCTTCCGCGCAAGCCGGCGACCACAGGAGCACCATCACCGCGAACAGCATCACGCCCATGAATATGCCGAACACTCCAAGGGCCACCTGTGTCAGTATGATATCTTTCTTTTCCCATGTGCCTGTGTTATAATGATTGCGGTTATTCATATAGCCACCCCCTTTTGGTCCGTCGATGTTGCCGCATCGGCGGACTTTGTTTGTCGTCTTTTCCAGTCCTGGAACTCTGCTTCCAGTGCCGCGTCCGCGAATGTCCCGTCCGTTTTGACAATGTTTTTTATCATCCGGGCGAATGCGGACGCCGCCGGCCTGAGATTTGCTTTCTTTCCTGTGGATGTTGTGCGGATGCCAAACTGCTCACTCATGCTGACCACTGTCCATGCCGTCACCTCCGTTCTTCGCTTAAAGCGAGCGTTTGCCGCAAAAAACAAAGTCTGCCGGGTAAGCGTAGAGCTTGCAGATCTCGATGAACTGATCATAATCCGGCACGGTGTTTCCTTTTTCCCAGCTTCGGAGCGTCTGCGTCGTGATGTGAAGTTTCGCCGCGGCAACGTCTTGCAGGAATCCGGCATTCACCCGGGCGGCAGCCAGGGAGATCTTCGGCGGGTAATTCATGCCCTCCATATTGTGCTTTTCCTCCTTTCAAGTTTTCGGGAACCACTATCAGTATACTCGCTATAAGCGAGCTGTCAAGCCTTAAGCGAAAAAAATTTTGCTGTTAGGCTTGTTTTTCTTGCTTTTATCGAATATACTAAGGTTCCAAGGAGTCCTAAGGAGGAATCAACATGCCGGATAATATCAGGGAAATCTTCGCAAAAAATCTCAGGTACTTTATGGATAAGAAAGGGATCAGCCAGGCTGATATCTGCCGGGAGCTGAATGTATCTTC